TTATTTTTAAATTTTATCATAAAATAATATTATTATCTACGTATTTGTATACTCTCTGCTAAACAAATAAATCGTTTCTTCAAAAACACCCATATAAAATATATATTTCAACAATAACTTTCACCCAAACACTTCCTTCAGTCTTTTTATATCTGGCTTTGTCTGTGTCATCAGATAAGCATTTTTCAGATACTTTTTCCCCTTTTCGCTCTGCTCGCAGTTATAAATAAAGGAATCCCTCCGATACATCAGCCATTCATCAAGTGGGAGTGCTTTCACTTTAGTAATTGGAATATTGCAGTAATCCGCTATCATTTTGTTGCTGTAGCTGTAAATCTCCCAATGAAAGGCCCCATTATCCTCTATTGGATAATAGGGCAGCATTAGTTTGGGTCTTTCTGAATGGAAAGCACGAAATCCATATATTCATTGGCAATGAAGTCTTGTATTTCCTCCACATCATAGCTTAAAACATCATTTCGGCTTATTTTAAAGCCGTTTTTATTTTGATTCAAAAGCTGCTGAAATACGGAATAAATGCTTTTTATTGCCTCCGTTTCATCTGCCGACTGCATTTGGGAAACAGCCTCCAGCACATATCCGTTTGGCGGAAGGAGAACAATTACCTTTCCGTTTTTCAGCTTTACAGGCAGTGTTTTCTGCTTTGGTTTTGTAAAATCATACATAGCAATCCTCCTTTATTCCGTCACTTCCGCACCGACACCCCAGTTGATTAAAAGCTTATGACCCTTGCTGTCAAGCTTTTCCGTTGCCTTAAAATCAAGGTCGCAGACCGTCATGCTGTCCTTCTTTCTCTCAAGGGTAAAACCTCCCTCAAGCTGACCGATAATCATTGCGGACATACTGCCGTCTGCCGCAGCAAAGACAACAGCGTAATATTTATCTTTGAAGTTCTTAATACCTCCAATATAGATGTTGGAACTTTTATCTGTGTTGTCTGTGGTGATTTCCGAGTTGGGTGCCATAATGCCGAAGGTGTCGGGCATAAATGTACCGATACTGCCTTTAATGCCAATGTCCTCACCGGATAAAATTTTTCTTGTGATTTCCTCCATATCGTCCTTATAGGTATCAATGGTAGGCGTATAATAAATAGACGCACCGCCGGAGAGATAACCCTTTCGATTTTCTTCTATGGCAACTTCCGATATTTTGGGAATGGCACTGCCTTTTTCGTATTCCTTGATATACATATATCCTGAGCCAATGGCAATGTCCTCCGTCTGTTTTTGTGCTGTTTCGGGAATTTTCATTTTTTTCACGCTCCAATCTTTTTATAAGTGCTGATGTTATAATAGGTTACAAATATATTTGATTCTGCAAGCCATATGGTTTCCGAAGAGAAAGAAATGCCTGTCGTATTCAGCAGACCTTCCAGTTTCTCTTCAGATTTTATGTCTTTCTTTTCCGTATAAAGTTCTATGCTGTAATCATAGCGGTACAGGTTGTTTCTGCTATCACAGCCTTCCGCTTTTTTATTGCTGAGAAAGCAAATAAAAGGCAGCTTTTGATTATCGGGAAAATGACTGTAGGCAACAGGAAGTCCTGTTTTATCTAAAAATGATTTCATTTCTTTTTCATCCATTTTGCAAAACCTCCTTAATTCTCTGCTCCACAGTTTCTTTTGCCTTTTCCTCATTTGGCTTGATATGCGGATAGGCAGGCGTTCTTCCGCCTTTTGTATGCACCTGCTTTTGTTTTCCTTTTATTATGCCGACAAAATTTTGATGTCCCTTTTCAAGAAGATGTGTCAGATGTCCTTGTATATTATAAATTTCATACTGCACATAGCCACTGCGAGATGTTTTCTTTATTTTCCAACCATGAGAATATTTTTTATTTCCGACTCGTTTGCCCTTGGGACTGTCCCTTTTCAGATTTTCTTTGAGGACTTCACTTTCTTCCTTACAGATCTCGGCAATTTTCTCAGAGGTTTCTTCTGTGTATTGCTTAATGCATTTTAAAATTTCATTTGTCATTTCCTGTACCGGTACTTCCATAGGATTCCTCCGATTCTGCTTTTATTTTTATTGTTTTGCCGTCATAATCTGCAAAGCCAACTTGAATTATGTTGTAGGTTTTACCACGAAATACAATGCGGTAATCCACAACGGAAATCTCTGAAAGCTTTTTGCAAAAGCGAACAGCAAAGGCTACGGAGTGCTGTTCTTCCGCATCTCCGTTCTGCCGTTCCTTTCCGCCTGTAGTTTTAACAGATGCAAAACAGGAATAAAAATCCTGCCACTGCCGAAATACATTTCCCACATCGTCTGTTTGTGTATTTCCTTTTTGAATTAAAATCCGCTGATTTAGCTTTGAAATATCCATCAGAAGCCTTCCTTTCTGATGCCGAAAAGCAGGGAACGCAGAGAAAGTGTCAGTTCCTTGTAGTCGGCATTTTCTCTGTGTTCATACAGATATGCAATGGCATACATGACGGCAATCTTAGATGATGGAATCGCACCAAGTTCATCCACAGATAATCTGGCTATATCTGCACAGAGAGTTTGCCCTGTTGTTATAAAGTTTTCAATTAAGACATCATCGTCATTAAAGTCTACACGAAGATATTTTTTCATTTCCTCCAAATCTACAGGCATTTACCTCACCACCGTTAGTCTGTTTTCAATCTTAAAATCTGCACTGCCTCGGGAAGAATCAGCTTGCCGTCCACACGTTCCTTTGCCACATAGCCAATCATCCCGTTGCCTGCAAAGAGTTCAGTGAGCTGCTTGAAGGAGCGAGTACCACGATCACCAATGTTGTAATAGCTGTAATCACCAAAAGCAATGGCATCTTCCGGTGCGTATGCAGAAGTATAAACATCATAGCCTAAAATTTTATCCGGCTCTCCTGCCTGATAGGAAGGCTGCCACATATAAGCACCGTTGTTGTCCTTTAATTTTCGGATTACAGCTAAGTTTTTATCATTGATAATAAAGGACGCATTTTTGCGGTAAGGACGCTTTAAGGCATAGATTAAGTTTAAAATATCATCCGCTTTCAATGCTGCGGTTAATGTTTCCGCTGTTGTGCCGCCGCCTGTTTTTGCAAAAAGTCCCAATGGCTGACCGACACCAGTACCATTGAGGAATGCGTCCTCCTCGGCATTGGCAAGTGCTTTCCCGAACTGGTCAATGATGTAGTTCTCAAGACCAAAAGCATTATCGTAGAGAAGTTCCTCCGTCACCTTGATAGCTACATGGAGCTTATGCGCATCCAATAAAATCTGGCTGAATGTGGCATCACCGAAGGTTAATGCACCGCCTTCCTCAACCCATGCGGCGGCAGGCTTTGTTGCCGCAATATTGATTTTGTGTTCGCCGGAGGTGGTAATGACACGACCAAGCTTTCTCATGATGTTTTCTTCTTCCAAGGTATCAATCAAACGGCTGTCATACTCCTCCGGAACAAGATAACCGCCGTCAGCATCCACGCCTTCCTGCAGAATGTCGGATACCTGACGGAAGTTGGTACGAAGTGCCGTAAGCATACCGTTTTTGTAGGCATCAGACGCTCGGACTGTTTTCTTCTTTTCTTTGCCGTCTGCGGTCATAGGCTTTGTGACAATAGGTGTACTCACAGGCTTATTCATTTCCTTTTCCATTGCATCCATTTGCTCCATACGTTCAATTTCGGCACTGTAATCCTTAATTTTCTTTTCCATCTCGGCATATGCTTTTGCGTCCTCCGCAGAAAGCAGACCGTCCTTGTCTCGTCTGCTCTCTACAAATGCCTTTGCACCTTCCCATGCCTTATTTCTGAGTTCTCTCAATTCTAAAATCGTCATACTTCTTACCTCCAGTTTTTGATTAAATCCAAGCGTTCCATAAGGGAATCTGCCGTTGTTTTCGGTTTCTGCTCAATTCTGCATTTTGCGGCAATTTTATCCATCAAATGATTTGTAACAGCAGTGCGGGAATATACGTTGCTGACCTGTGGCACTTCCATATTTTCGGTATCAATCGAGCGTTTCATAATCTCATCCGCAAATCCAAGTTCAACAGCCATGTTTGCGTTCATCCAAGTTTCCGCATCCATAAGATGAGAAAGCTTTGCTCTGCTCATGCCTGTTTTGATTTCATAAGCGTTGATGATAGACTCTTTCACTTCATCCAACATAGAAATAGCCTTCTGAATTTCCGAAGAATCACCAAATGCCATTGTTGCGGTTATGTATCATCATCATGGAAACAGGCGATACCAAAACCTTGTTGCCTGCCATGGCAATCACGCTTGCGGCACTGGCGGCTATGCCGTCAATCTTGACGGTAACATTGCCCGGATATTCCATCATCATGTTGTAAATCTGTGCCGCCGCCACACAGTCACCGCCCGGTGAGTTAATCCATACAGTAATATCACCGCTTCCGCTGTTTAATTCGTCCTTAAAAAGCTGTGGTGTAACATCATCGTCAAACCAACTCTCTTCTGCGATTGTGCCGTTCAGAAACAGTGTTCGTTCCATTGTTTCCGTCTGTGTTTCCTGATTCGTCACTGTCCTGTTCTTCCAGTTCCAGAACTTCTTCATCGTTCTTGTCCTCCTTTCTTTCAGCAGTAGTTGTTGCAAAAATGCCTGCATCGGCAAGCTTTGTCATGTTTCCGTTGATGAGATAAAGGTCACCGCCGTCCTCGGCAGGAATACGGTCAAGATTTTCAAGTTCTCTGATGTCATTTGTACTCATCCAACCGTTCTGTCTTGCTGTGGCATATCCGCTCATACGGCTCTGATAGTCACCACGCAGTAATCCGTCTACGTTAAACTTGATAAAATACTGAGCTTTGTCACTTGGAGAAATCAGCACCCTTGCCATTGACTGCTCCCATCGGACAAGCCAGGGTTCCAGGGTGTATTTCACAAATTCCAGCGACTGCTGCTCAATATTAGAAAAGCTCGACTTTTCGAGATCACCGACCATGTGCGGCGGTACTCTGAAAATTCGAGCGATTTCGTTGATCTGAAATTTTCTTGTTTCCAAAAACTGCGCTTCGTTGGGAGAGATGGAGATTGGCGTGTACTTCATGCCTTCCTCCAGCACAGCAATTTTGTGGGAGTTTCCGCTGCCGCCGAAGGTCTGCGTCCAGCTGTCACGCACCTTGGACGGGTCTTTCAGCGTTCCCGGATGCTCCAATACACCGCTTGGTGCAGCACCGTTTGCGTAAAACTTACTGC